TGTTGCTGAGAATGGAGATCTTAAGTGGAAATTTGTGAAAGATATTAAAAAAGATGATATAATAACTCAACAATATAACCAGAATTTATTTGCTCCATGTGATTTAATTGTTAAGGACTTAGCATATGTTTTAGGGCTATTAATAGGTGATGGATATATAGGAGGGACCAGAAGAAAAGTAAATTTAACTATGCATAAAAAGGATAAAGAGTGTGGAGAAAGATTTAAAAGGATAATAGAAGATTTATTTGGGAACCAGGTAAAAAGGTTTGAGTATCCTTATAAAAAGAATGTGTATAGGTGGAGTTGTCAAAAAAATGCCCTAAAGAAAATGAGAATTTTGTTGGACTCTTTAGACATGGTTAAATTAGGGGATTTTAAAGAAGTACCCGATAAAGTTTTGGAATCTACTAAGAAAGTACAAGTGGCTTTTCTTCAGGGACTTTTTGATACTGATGGTTCTGTTTTAGAATCTAGACCTAGAATTAGACTAACTTCTACCAGTCAAAAATTATTGGATCAGGTTCAGTTGATGTTATTAAATATGGGTATAATCTCTAAGGTTGTTAAACAATCTAGTAATAAGGCTTATAGTGTTTTAATCGAAGGTCAGAGCTGTATAAAGTTTAGAGATGAAGTAGGTTTTTATCTAAAAAGGAAACAAAAGATACTGGATGACTATTATGATGATTTTGACTTTACAGGTAGAAGATTTTATAATTTACATGGATTATTAAAAAATATATATAATGAGGCACAAAGAAAGAAAGTTAAAATTAGCAGAACAAAAAAACGGATAATTCTACAAAGTATAGATACTAAAAGTTACCATTTAGAGAATAAACTTATTAATCTATTAGAAGTATATAAAGATGTTGACTATCTTGATTCTTATAAGAAGATAGAGAAACTCTTGGAAGGTAATTTATTTTTTAGTAAAGTTAAAAAGGTAGATGAGTCGGAAAATATTACTTATGACTTTAATGTTCCTAAGTTTCATAACTTTTGTGCAAATGGTATTATAAATCATAATACTGAGATTCAAGCTAGACGGGTTATCTTTCAAGAAGTATGGAAAAGGTTTCAATCTGGATTTAATAAGGATTATTTTCCGCCTAACCCTAGATATTCAAAGGAAATATCTATGGAACAAAATAATACTGTTATCTATGCTGGAACATCTAGTGAACTATCAGCTCTTGGTTATAATCTTTATTGTGTGTCACCAGATACCAAAATTAGAACTAATGATGGACTGATTAAATTAGATAAACTTATAGATAAAGGAAAAGTAAATATCATAGGTTTTGATGGTAAGAAATTTAAAGAGACTCAAGCTTCTGTAGTTAATAGCGGTATTAAAGAAGTCTTTGAAGTAAAGTTTGAAGACGGAAGTAGAGTTAAATGTACAGAAGATCATAAGTTCTTAACTTATAGAAAAAAGAAGAATGTTAAAAATGGAGAAAGATTTATATTCATATACAAAAAACTTAAAGATATAACAGAGGAAGATCAAATATTTAGTGTGAATGATTTTGTTACTTGTAAGTTGTGTGGTAACTTTTTTTCAAGAATAACTAGTACGCATTTAAAACAAAAACATGAGATGACTATAGATAAGTATAAAGAGATTTTTCCTGAGGCTTCTATATTATGTAAATCAAAAAGTAGAGAGATAGGAAATAATATAAGTAAAAAGTTAAAAGGGAAAAGTTTTTCAACAAAGCATAAAACTAAGCTTAGAAACGCTTGGATAAATAGGAGAGAAAAAATAAAAAAAGGTATTTTAAAATCTTTAAAAAATGGTAAAGAAATAAAATGTGAGACATGTGGTGAATATTTCTATGTAAGCAAGAAAAAGTTAGAGACTAAAAAGTACTGTTCTTTAAAATGTAAAGATGAGGGCTTGTCTCTGAGATATAAAGGAAATGGGAATCATAGATTTGGAAAATTAGCTAAACATGGAAAAAGAGTATATTATAAAGGGGTTCTTTTTAGAAGTAGCTGGGAAGTAAAAGTTGCAAAATTCTTGGACAATAAAAAGATTATATGGGAGTATGAACCAGAGACTTTTAAAGTTTCACCTGATCTTACTTATACACCAGATTTTTTACTTCCAGAACATAATTTATATCTAGAAGTAAAAGGTTATTTTAGAAGACCTGATCAACTAGAAAAGTTTAATCTATTTGCATCAGTGCATAAGATATTATTAATAAGAAAGAAACAGATTAAGGATTTAAACTGTATTTTAAGGTTTATAAATGAGAATAGTATCAAAAAAATCGCTGGGTAAACAGAAAACGTGTGATGTTATTAATTCTGGTACAGAAAATTTTGTACTAGAAAATGGAGTAGTTACGCATAACTCAAGTGTTATAGATGAAGCAAATTTTTTAGAGGTAATTGAAGGATCTAAAAGATCTGATAAAGGTGTTTACGATGCTGCTGAAGCAATGTATAATGCTACATTTAATCGAATGGTATCTAGATTTATGAAGGCTGGAAGAGTTCCAGGTTTTATAGTTATGATTTCTTCTCGTAAAGCTAGAAATTCTTTTATGGAAAGGAAGATAAAAGAAGCTATCATGAATCAACATGATTTAAATAATGGCATATTCTGGAAAGTCAAATCATTGTGGCAAGCAAAACCAGAAAAATTTTTCCCTAGTAAAGAATTTTTTTATGTTGATACTAATACATTTGATAAGATAAGTCCCGATTTTGGAGAAAAACTTTATCAAGCTCAATCTAAGCTTATTAAAGACAGAATAGATAAAAAAGGTGTAGAACCTGAATATATAGGACTGTATTAATGGCTATTTTAAAGATTCCTATTGAATTAGAACCTATGTTTAATTCTGATCCTCAGAATTTTATTCGTGATATAGCAAATTTTCCACAGGAGTCTGTAAATAAATATTTTAGAAATATAACAATGATTCGTCAAGCTGTAAAACGCTCAATAGTTAATCCATTTAATTTTGATACTCATCAATTTGTAAAGAGTTTTAAAGCTGTTGGTTATAAAAGAAGATATATGCACTTTGATTTATCACTTGGTGGAGATTTATGTTGTTTTGCTATGGGGCACGCTAGCAGTTTTACAGAGATAAACAGATTAGAAGAAGGGAAGTTAATAACTGTAAAATTTCCTTATGTAAAAATAGATGTTGTTGGTATCTTGAATGTTGATAGAGATCAAAAAGTGCTGCTTCTAGATGTACCAAGAATTATAAGAGAGTTGACGAATAAAGGGTTTATATTAAGTTTAATTACTTTTGATAGATTTCAATCTGCATATATCATACAGGAACTCTCAAGTTATGGATATTTGACTGATTTATTGTCTATAGATAGAACTACTAGTTACCCTAAAATAGATAAAACAAGAGAGACTTATATAAAGAGAATATCTACGGAAGGAAATTATGTTGCTGCTGTAGATTCTTTAAAACAAGCTATAAATCATGGATGTATAGATATCCCTTTTCACCCTTGTGTAAAATATGCAACTACTGAATCTCAATTTGAAGTTGAAGCTAAAGCTTCAGAAGAGGATATAATTAAAAAGAAAGTTGACCATGGATCTGGAGAAGGAATTGACCTTGTACAAGCTGTTGCTGGAACTGTATTTAATATTGTAAATAATGAAATTGATATTATTGAATATGAAATACCAAAAGAGAATCAAGATGATTTTTATGAAAAACTAGAACTATCTAACCAATATGGAGACATTAAAGGTGAATCATATTTGGGCTAAAATCAAAGAATTTTTCTTTAGAGAAAATAAAAAATCTACTTTTCATTTAACTGAAGAGGATCTAAAGAAAATAAAATTAGAAGTAGCTAGAGAAGCTGCTGACCAAGAAAGAAGATATCATGAAAAAAATCTTAATTTAGGTTTCTCTTCTGCTGATGATTTTTATGTGTTTCAAGAATCAATTAAAGAAGATGAAAAGAAACACTATGAAAATTTATATCATAGTGAAAAAAAGAAAAATTTATTTAAAAAAGGAAGAGATAGAGATAAACTAGTAAACTTCATAGCTTCTACTGGTTGGACTCCATCTGGTTTCGAGACAGCTGCTTATAGAGCTGGCACATCAGATGAGATCACTGCTATTCAAGATGCTTGTTTTAAGAAATATACTGTAGATCCTATAGCTAGAAATGCAGTAATGAATTTCCAATACTTTACTATAGGTAAAGGAGTTAAAGTTACTTCACCTGTTCAAGAGATTGATGATTTTCTAATTAGATTTAGAAGATTAAATAAGATGAAAGGTAGAGAAAAAAGGATGGTGAGGTC